TAAAAGGAAGAGCCGGAGTGCATCACGCATTCCGGCTCTTTTGCTAACAATCTTTCTTAACCTTAATATGAAAAAACTAACCTATGTAAGTTATCTTGGTTTATTAAGCATACGGGGGGTGAATTGGACGGTAAACCCCAACAAACTTTCAGATTTGTCTAGTTTGCATATTAGTACAAGTCGGAATGCTTTGTATGGTGTGCCATGGAAACCTCGCATATATTTATCGGTACTACTCCATACTGCATGCCAGTTGAATAAATCATTTGAGCCATACAGAACTTGTGAGACATGGCTACTCTTGAAATATCCGCGTTGTATGATGGTGTCTATTGTTTTGAACATGTTTGGATCATCTATTTTGAACGGACGAGTGACAGCCAATGCAGTAATAGGTTCTATTGTGTTATCAGGCTGTGAGAAATTAACGAGATCATTATCTGAAGTCATAGCGAGTGCATCAGGATAGGAGTTTAAACCACTCATGATGTTACTATGCATCATTCCCCATTGCTTACTATCCATTGAATATAAGTAGGCATAGGTACATGATGGGTTGTGAATGATGATACGTTGGTGTATATAGTCGTAAATCATCCTACATGTTTTTAGAAATTCGCGGAAAGTTAGAAATTGAAACTCTGTTGAATTAAATCTTGTATTATTAACCAATTTATTCAAATGGGGTAAAGAATTGATAGAGAAAGCCAATTCACTGTCCAAAATATCCGAAATACATTGGCTTGTAGAACCGCTAATAAGCATAATACCACGGTCAGTCGCAAATAGTACAGCATTATCAATCTGGGTTATACTATCGGAATTAATACACACATCACGTGTGATAGGCTGGCGGGCAGAGTAGGAACCGGTAGAAGAAACCTCGAGGGCCCAAATTCCATCAGTAGAGAAACAGTAAAGAGGAAATTGACCAAATTGGCCTTGTGATAAAGCCTTTGCGGCTGAACTGAGTCCAATGATTGTACCTGTTCCAACAGTGCAGACTCCGAGAGCGGGAAATGAAAAAGGATCGTTTACATCAGAAGTATATATTTTATTTGGATATGGGATTCCGATTTCTGTATCAGTAATGAGGCTCATATCGGGGGTACTAGAGAAACTCGTGTTGATACTTCCGTATACTCCGTTAAGTGTTTCATGTTTATGTAATTTGCTATATGAATAGGATTTTACTCCATTGTTATCTATACGCTCAATAATAAGCTCTTTTGCATTGATGTTGGGATAAAAGAAGTATGAATCAACGATATTCATTGGTATACCGGAAAGAAACTGTACCATAACTTTTCGTTTCTCGGCTTCAATGAAGATGTATGCTTTATAAGAATATGTTTTCTCAACGGCTTTTTTAGTTTCGTTATCATACTCTCCATTAGCATATTGAAAACAAGATTCAAGTGGGAATGTCGGAGGGATAATAGTTACTCCGGTCAGATTTAGACGTGCGTTGTATGGAAATGCATGTTTTGCGACAATTGTTCCCATTAAATTGCTGTCACCCTCCATTACTTCTTTAGCCTCAAGTGAATTGAGAGCACCATTTTCAATAGAAACAATGTTCTCACCCGATTGTATTTTTTTTACGTCAATGGAAGAGATAAGGTAGAAAGGTAATGAAGAGTCATCATCTACAAGTGATTTACCTGACATTCCAAAGAAAAGTTGATTGGAATTGATTGATTCACTTGCATTATGACATCGATATATTAATTTACCGTTGATATTCTCATTACCGGAGTTAGCGCAATAACTTAAAAATGCGGACGAACCACCCATTGGTCCCAAATAGGCATATGGGGAGATTGATTTGCACATACTGTCCTGATCAACAGTATAGAGTGGGGGAGTGATAAATATATCAATACTCTTAACCAATTCCCCCCATTCGGCTACAGATCCTTTCACTTCATCGAAATTTGTTATCTCGTAATATAATTTTGATGCAACATGCGATACAACCATATTGAATTTGGTGTATAGACCATTGTTAACTTCATAACCTGTATAATGTATGAGATAAGGTATGCCATATGATGGGTAGACTTTTACTGGAGATGAAATGTAGTTGAGGGTTCCGTCATACATACGGTAGGCATATCTTATCATGAATGGGTATTGGAATAATCCTGCTGTTTTGGCATCGGCGGTATATTTATTGGTAAATGCCAACACAGTATCTCTTACAGCTTGGCTGGCTTCTATTGAGAGAATAAGTGAATTAAGAATAATAGACGGAGTAAATCCGGGGAAACTTGCAGATAACATATCCGAGTTTCCCATAGATGCTCTTAGTCGGAAAGAGAGCGATGGAAATACCGGGTTACTTCCCATGAGTACATATGTTCCTGACTTGTAGAGGGCATAAATTATGCCCTCAGAAGTGAGTATGATTAATGTGTTTCCAAGTGATGTTACCTGATAGAGTTCTCCAGAAATAGATACTATATCTTCGGGCTGCTTATCAGTGTCGTTAGAGGATAACCATTGTAAGGCGGCGGATTCTGTATCGTAAATTATGTAATGTTTATATACCGAGATGTTGTGTATGTATATCACTTTTTTCCCTTGTGGGAGAGTGAATAAACATTGAGGCTTTTGAATGCCTTTTAATACTCCATCTTCAGGAATAAGATTCATTGCAACTGACAAGTCACCATCTGCACATTCGTAATCTGATGGATTGGCAGAATATCCATTGTACTTAATCTCTTTTATCATATTACAAAAGGTATTTAGTGATAATTGGTAATAGTTTACCGTATTCGTTTTCTGTTGGTTCTCCTACACATAATCTTGCTTTAGCTGTTGCTTTACATTCTTGGAGAATTGCTGTACAAAGTCTGCTTGATGAAGTTCTGAAATGATTTCCTGCCTTATTCGTTGGGAATACCATCGCTTCATGCCTCCCGTTTGGTGAACGAAGTCTAACGTAAAGGTAAAATTCATCTTGGTCAATCATTATGTCCAAAACATCTCCGCGTGAGAGCTGGAGATGTTTTGCGACGCGAGCACTAATATCTATCCTTCCTGATGCGTAAAAGGTGATATCAGCTTTTCGGGTGTTTCCTAATATACTTTGCATTTGGCTTGTCGAATTTATAATAAGTTTTTCCTTGTGGAGTTTTCTGAATTGATACGGACAATTTTACTCGACAGTTATCGGATAGTCCATATTCATAAAGGATGCGGCCGACTGACGGACAGAGCGTTTCAAATCCTATACATTTATACTTGTCGTTGTATTGAATATCGCACATTTGGGTTGCTTGTTCAATAACTGGATTGATTATGAATCCGAATGTATCGTCTCCAGAAATATGGAAAACGAATACACGCGCTGCATCACTCTTCCTGGCATTATTCTTGATATGCAAGAACAAGTGTTTGGAAAGCGTTATAGAGTTGTCGGCAGGGTCGGCAATCACATAATACAGAAGTGATTGCCACCATAATTTTAACTTACTGATAATCATAGTACGAAAGTATGATGAATGATTAGCTTTTGTAGTTTAACTTTTTACTGACGCATTGAGATGTACTCGACGAGAACGAAAGGTAACTGTTTCGACAAAAGTAAACGATAAGGTTGTTTCGATTTCCAATCGATGCCGGTTAGCGGCTTCTTTTGTTGCAAAAATGTAAGAACAGATTTCTTGTTTGGTTGTACCTTTGGTAGCTACGATATTGGCATAATATTTGCGTCCGAAGAGGAACGCAATGATTTCTTTTAATACTGTTGAATTCATAATCTATTGGTTTTAATCTGTGAATAAATTCTTTTGTTCCGGTTGTTTGGGAGGAGGGATGATACTATTAACACGTTCAATCTCCCGGTCAATCTCGGCTTCGAGTGCTTTGCAAATTCGTAAATTAGCTTGAGTACGACATTTGAAATATTCTTTTTGTGCTTTGCGCATCTGGACAACTTTGGTAAAGAGTGTTTTTGCATCCATTATTTCTTATATTTGTATTGTTCTTTAAACATCGAATCCGCTTCCTGAAATTGTTTTGTAAAGCGGTTTTCTTTATATTCTCTCTTAAAAGTCACATATGGGACTTTCTTTGTGCTACATCCTCCTGTTAGAGCAAGAATAACACATACTAGTAGTATTTTTTTCATTTCTGTCTTGTTATATTCCACTCACTTTCCATAATTACGTGTTCACACTTATTGCACCTATGCAAATAAGTTGGAAAAGGGGCTGTTGTATAATCTTCAACTGCTATCTCTATACTACCACATTCCGGACACTCAATACTTACTTCTTTGATACCGGGATAGTCCCAGAAAGATAGTTTCCCTTTTACATTTTCGATAGGTTCTTCATAAATAATAGGATTAGCTAACACCCAGTTATAAACTTTTTTTTCGGCCCAGATAGAAGAATGATTCTGTACACAATCCACTATCTCAATGCTACCGATAATGGAGCCTGTACAAAAACTAAAATCTTTCCACTCTTTGTTTTCCGGTAATGCCAATAACTGCTCATTGGTAAGTATTGAATCATAGAAATTATCGTAATTCAAAGGTTTACCGCTTGAATGAATCAGTACCCTCTGTCCTAAGTATTTCTTAGGACACGGCCAAGTTCGGTTCTCGATGTTTTTAATACCGTGGACTATTAAGGATGCCCACGGTTGTTTTATTGTTATTGCTTTCATAATTAGTCTTAGTTTTGATATTGGTTAAAACAGATTCTTACATAACGATAGAATCGTATGTAGCCGAACGAATAAGAGGGACATTCTGTATTATCGGATATGTCAATTTGTACATTATAACCTTTCCTCCGCAAAAAACGGGCAGCTATCTCATCAACAGTATATCGCTTTTTGTGAATGTCCCAGCAACTGGATTTCCATACTGTTTTAGGACTACCTTTTTTTAGGGCTTTCTTAAAGGTTTTAATGGCTTGTATGATTTCTTTTTTGTTCATATTTATTTTGTCCTATAATCTTTAATAAATTCCCACTTTTCGTTATAGTAAGCAGTTTCCCAAGTTGGGTGAAAATGAACTATCTTATTATAATTAACTAACTTTCCTTTTAGACCACCAGAGGATACTCCGATAACTTTCACGGCGTTTTTGTTTACAATCGCATTCATACCGATTTGTAGGAATGGCATACTGTATTGTTGCTTTATCTGTTCAAAAGCATATTTATCAGCTTCATTCATTTTAATTCATGTTTTGAGGATTATTATTTTTCTTCATTCCTATTTTTCAACTCCATTTGTTCAATTAAGAACTTTCTAAAATTATTCTTATATTGACTATGAATGATTTTATACTGCTTTGATAGATTAGGCAGTTGCTTATACCCCTTACTATGTAAGAACTTGGCTACAAGTTCAACCTTTTCATGGTTATCAAAGCCTCTGTCCTTGCACATATTTGAGATACATATATTCGCCTTGCTTGTTGGCTTCTTTATAATAGGTAGAGCGTTGCGTCTGCCATAAGCGTGGGTTCTTGGATAGCCAACTCCTTCACCCAAGTATTCGCCTGTTATGTAATCAAATTCCCCATTTATTAAACTTTCTGCTATTTCTCCCATTATATTTCTCCTTTTTTGATTTTTATTGATTATTATTACCCATATCATAGGAATTGTCTCCCTCTATTTCAATTCCATCTTCACAAGCTACATTCTCACAGAATGCCTCTTTTTGATGGAATTCACACCATCCGTTACCGAATGAATCTTCATTGGTGAATAGCTTGCATTCGCCACATACTTGTTTATCATCCATATAAATGTTACTTTCTGTTTTGATTTATTTGTTATGTAATTGTAAAAGTCCTCTGAATGTAATACGCCTGTGTATCATATCTTGTCGTAAACGGTGTATTCTTTCATCTGAATAGTCTGCAAATATCTGATTTCTTTGTTTCTCCTGTAGTATGCAGTACAAGGAATCAGCTCTAATAAAATTATCTTTCCGCAGGTACTTTTCAGCACAATGAGGACACATACAATCAAGCGTGATATTCTCTTTGTTAAGTCGTGGATGAAGAATAGAATAAGCTTTTTCAATATCAATGTCTGATACTTTTTGTATTGCGTCATCAAAGAAAGCATCAAAGCCGGTCAGACAATTCCCGTAGTAAAATGGACGTTTCAGAACTTTGTAAATGCCGGGTGATTTTCCTACCTCTTTAGAATTTGTCTTTGATATGAAAAAATAATCTGTCATTTCGTCAATCTCCCAAGATTCTTCGCAAATAGGGCATGTAGTCCGATATTCTTCATCATAGCACTCTTCACAGAGAACTTCTTTACGTTCAACTGATACATCGGGAAAATCATCGAGTTCAAATATGGACTTTCCGCAATGGTCGCATTCGCAATCATGCTCTATGATAAGCTGTATCTGTGCATCGTCAAACCTATGCGGACTTGAATTGTATTCAGTCTTGGCATGATTCACTATTTTATCTTTTAATTTGCTCATATTTCCTTTGTTATGAGGGGTTATACAATTCATATCCATTATCCCAAAGACTATCACTGCGAAAATTGAAGAAATCTTCCAAAGAGATACGTACACCATCTTCTAAAAGAAGAAATCCGTTTTCAATAGTCATCCATTCGTCAGAGGAAAAGAAACGGTGCGTAACCTTCTTACCCTCTTTCATTGCTTGTATAGCTTCTTCTTTGCTCATTACTTATTTATTTTTAATTATTCGACTTGTTCCTCACCTTCACGTATTAGGGTAAAAGGTAGTTTGGTACCACAATTCACACAATAAGCTGTTTTACTCTTGTTTAAGGAAACTCCATCGGAATATTCCCCACCGGAATATGTACCGTCAGAATTATGCACACTCGTGTAACTCATTCTAAACAGATCACTATACTGATAACCGTAAAAACCATTGCAATAAGGGCAAGGAAGCGGTTGTGCTTCAGTTACTTTTATGGAGATTTTTTTGCTCATTTCTACTTTGTTTTACTATAATTCTATGCTGCTACTTTTCTCAATTCGCGTAGTTTCTTGCTGACTGCTTCACAAAGAACTCGCGCCATTGTAACCTCTACGGCATTTCCTATGAATTTCTTTTGGTCGGCTTGTGTTCCGATTAACACATAGTTTTCTGGAAACCCCATAATACGCTTTAGCTCTGGTATGCGTAGCATCCGCATTTTAATATCAACTATCCCGTATAAGCCCATGAACTCTTTTATTTTTTTGGTCATAGGGCTGTCGGTATCATAAATCTCGATTGCCACACGTCCAGTTTCGGTTGCGACCAAATAAGGCGGCATTTTATCCATACGTGCTATGAGAGTGAAGCATGGGTTATCAATGGAACCACCTGCACTATTAAATTGAGGGTTCATTAGGTAGTGCCACTTTCTATTTGCAGTGATTGTTTGTGCGGGATCTTCTATGCTACTACCAACGTTGGAGAAGTTTGTATTCATAATCCACGGCTTGCAGCTAACAAGATTGTATTTAGGATTGGCGGTAATACATCCAAGCGGCTTTTCTGTAGATGAAGGTTTGCTGTTTCCATATTGCTGGTCTATGAAATATGGAGAAACGAGAGAGAACCGATCCTTTGTTGTTACGGTTGCAGACGGTTCGTTTATTGAGCGGTTAAATCCGTTACCGTAATGAGCTGATACAAACGCATGATGATCTTTGCATGTAATTGTTCCGGCTGGTTCATTAATAGAAACATTCTTGCTTTCGGGGTGTCCACTGAACTGTTTTGAAAGAAAGCATACCTGTGCAACTCCCAGTCTGTTTTGCGTAGCTACTACCGGGCATGGTTCATCAATCCCAGGAGCATTGTATTTTCCAGTCCGACTCATGGAATTATATTTGATAAGAAAAGCATCTTTGCCTCCGGCTACAAATTTTATCAGGCCGGCATAAATACGTTCCATTGTCTTTTCAGCAAGTGGTTTCTCACGAAAAATACTTGTTCCTTCATCGGAAAAATCCAATATCTCTTTAACCGGGCGCCACTTTTCCAAATGACCAAACATATCTTGTTTACCGTTTTTGCAGTGAGTGGGTTGCGGAAATACTATCGGTAATCCATTTTTGGCAAATATACCAAAGAAGCGTTTTCGAGTAGTATATGCACCATAGTCGGCAGCATTGAGAATGCGGAAATCAAAGTTATAGCCATACTTTCTTACGTTGCGTACCCATCTTTGATATAGCCTACCTTTATCCATGCTGATAGGCTTTCCGTTTTCGTCCATATCACCCCATGACATAAACTCCTCAACATTTTCAATCTGGATATAATCTGGATTAATAGCTTCAATGTAACGAAAAAGATGTTCTGCCAGTGTCCGACTGTCAGCATCACGTGGCTGTCCACCTTTTGCTTTGCTAAAATTAGTACACTCCAAAGAAGCCCAAAGAACTAAGTGAGCATCTGGATATAGTTGTTTCATTCGTTGTACGTGTGCTACTAGAGCTGATAGTTCCAGTGTGCGTATATCTTCAGTGAAATGCATTGCCTCCGGGTGATTGGCTGCATGGCTAGCGATCGCATTCGTATCGTGATTTACGCAAGCGATAATCTTTGCGCACTGTTCACCATTTATTCTCGCTGATTCTACTCCGGTGGACGTTCCTCCTGCACCACAGAATAGATCGACGTATAGTAGATTTATATTATTCATTTTAGATTTTGTTTATTAATACTCATTTGACATTCTCTCAACTTTTTGAGCAGGAATCTGCCGGGCTGGTTGATGCCGCCTTTTTTAATTTCGGCAATCAGCTTTTTACATTCTTCGAATAGTGTCGGGTCTTGGATATATAGGCGAACTGAATCTGCATCGGATTTTGTCAGGTTCATTAGCAGAAAAACATACACAAAGTAGTTTTCATGAGACATCACCCTTATTTGTCCTTCACGCTCCATTCTCTGTAGATTTTGGATGATTATATAGAAGTCACACATTGAGGGGTTGTCTAGCCATTGTTTGATGAGTCCCGTGCCGATAGATGATTCTTTACCGTTTTCGGCAAGGCGCATAGCTTCCCATACGTCATTTTCTGTTATACCCGGTTTACCACGCAATTCTGCCTTAATATCAAAATATTTTTCAGAAAAAGGAGACGAAGTTATTCTTCCTCCTCTGTCCGACGAAACGACCCCGTTAGGGGGAGTTTGAGGAGGTATTTTCTGTTCTTTTATTTCCTTTTCTTTTATTTGTGTACTTTCTGCGGAGTTTTTGGGCTTTTCTTCGGAAGAAATGCGTTTATCTTCGGAAGAAATAAGGTTAAACTCTGAAAATTCACACTTTCTTCTGCAATCATCACATATTCGTTTATAGCGTTCTTGTATTCCGATTGAAGTGAGAACTTTTTCCTTATCAAAGAGTTCTTTAGAAAACAACCCTAGTGCCAGGCAACATTTGACGACCTCCTGTATATACGCTTCTTCAAAACCGGTTTGTTCCGATAATATGAAGGGCAACTCTTCGTCCCACAACATGTAATACCCATTCTTATAGATAAGACAAAGCAGGAGAGCATATACAGTGACAGCCTTGCCACGCTGGTACTTGATCAGTTTCCTTATTTTTATGTCCTGAAAAAAGTCAACATCAAAAGGGAAATAGTCGAGCCCTTTTTTTACATTTCGTCCCATAATTCTGCATTTTTTAGAAACTCATCCACCTCACGAATGAAATCATCTAGCGAATGGCATACAACATATTTGTATTCTCTGTTTTCACAGATCATCTTTTGCCATTGTTTTTGCGATGGGGATTGATAGCCACCTTTCTTTTTCATTTCAATGAGTAGCGCACCGTAATCACGATTGCTTTTCAATAGGATCAGGTCGGATACACCGGCTATTACACCCTCGGCTTTAAGTTTTGATGCTGTTACAGCATCACGTCTACCACCATTTGGTACGGCGAATAGTCGACCTTTCAACTTCGGATACCTCAAATTGAAGTATTTTACACAAGCGCATTGTATGCGGTGTTCTTCATCGTTATGTTTTTGCTTCTTTTTTTGTTTTCTTTCCTTTGAGAGCATCTCTTCCAATGTCATGGCTGTTTTCATTTTTAGGTGTAACAATGGTGTCCTTTCCTGTTTTGTCGACTACGACTTTCTTTCCTCCAACTGTTATTGTTGTCTTACAACCTTCAGGAAGTGATTGGATGAAATTGCGTACAATAGGGGAGTTGGCATTTTCGCTGATGGTATCTGTTATGGATTCTTCGGCAGAATACGGGTAAACACCCATGATAGCGGTTTCAGCAACAGATGCAATTTGATAATCTGCCATGGTTCCTTTCATTCCTTCATCCAGCTTTTTCACTGCATCACGCAAGTCGGCAGCTTGTACCAATACTTGAGTGGAAGTCTTTTTTTCCGCACCGCTTTTATCATCCAGCGTGATGAAAATAAGTTTGCATTTGAACCAGCGGTCGGCACTTTCTTCGTCACTGGGGAAAAGTTCGCTATAGTTAGCACGTTTAATGTCTGATATAGTAAATTCTCCAGAGATAAATGGGGTCATTTCTTCGATGATCCGTGCTTCGGCTTCTGTAAAGCTAAGTGCATCGACAAGATAAGGTTCTGTAACTTTCTTGTTCATTCCATTTTCCATTACTCTTTCGTAACGGATTTTACATTCAAACCATGTGTGCATCATAAATTCATTCGAGCTTTAAGTTGTTTACTAATGATGAGCTTGGCAGAGCGTTGAGCTGGAATAACAACTGTTGTTCCCTTGCTAATATTCCGTGCTTTCTTTCTTTTGGAGGTGTGTGCCTTAATTGTGGCAAAACCACGGATATAAACACTCTCACCTCTACAAAGAGAATTTTCAATAGCATCAAAAACGCAATCTACGGCTTGAATAGCTTGTGAACGACTAATAGTCGTATTGTTGATGACGTGTTCAACGATTTCAATTTTCTTCATTGTTGTATTTTTATTAAAATGGTAAATCACTTCCGTTAGGTCTACAATCCTCAATTTTGTACTGAGTATCTTCAATTGATTTTATTGTACATAAAACGTATGCTTTCTTCTTAAGAAGAGTAGCAAGTCTTTTCGCTTCATTTTCGGCGCTTTCCAAATTCTCATGTTTGTAGGTAGGAGTGGCGCATCCTTCTACAAATACCATATAAAATTCATCCATAGCTCTATTTAGTTATTTATAAATAGCCCGCATTTCCCGTTAATTTGGTTTTCCTCTGCTACTGTTTCGACCTTGTAACTCGTACTGCCAACGCAAGCAAGACTAACGAGGATAGATGGTATCTTAATGTTTGTCGATGTTGGCCATCTGTTCCATTCCAAACTTACTGATTACTACAAGGTGTTTACGGGCTATTTTATTTTACTTCTATTCTAATTGTTTTAAATAATATTTGCACTTGAATCCTTTTCGTGGTGAAAAGTCGGCAAAATCACAAGATTTAAATATTTGATGTTTGTTAGCCCACTGTGCAATATCCTTTTCGTATAATGTTGGTTTGCGATCATTATTAAAGTCTCGGTATGGTTGTACAAAAGGTGAGATTCCCAACTCCTTAAGTCGGTTTAACCGATATATATCTTGTTCAATTGTTGAGTTAAAGCCGACTAGAACATAGCAAGACAAATTACGAGGTTTGATATATTTAGTCACTTCTTTTAGCTTTTCAGTAAGGTCAATATCCGGTAAATCCCAAGCAATGTGGATTCTTCTTTTCAATTTCAACTTACTCAAGTAAAATGCTTGCTCCTCATTCATGATCCTGACATCAACACCATGGAAATTAACCATTTGTCCAGCTTTTATAAGATAGTCAATAGCTTCTTTCCATCTCGGGTTTGCAAAGAAGTTGTTGTCTAATACTTCTATCCATTCTCCCTTGGGATTCAGGTCTACAGGGTGGACGGACCGGATGTAGCCCTCTTTTTCCCGAACCAGACAAAATGGGCATTTCCGGATACAGCCTCTTGAAAAGAACTGAATAGAAAAATGATATTGTGGATAAATGGAATAATCCATGAGTGTGCTACAAGATATTTCAAATGGAAGCTTCTTATGAATATCATAACCGGTTCCTCCTTTTTCGATAATATCAGCTTGTAATGTCATATAATTAAAGTCTGGAGTGAAAGTAAACACTTTGCTCGCTAGAACTTTATCATATCTGTTGAAAGGAGTAGCCCATTCTACTTGATCGCCTTTTGCCTTATGATATGCAGAGGCACGCATAAGAGCGAAGTTTGGAAAGTTATGACCGTCAACGTCTATTAATCCAATGTTCATTACCTATTGTTTTAAATTATTATTCACCCAGCATCGTATTATACATCGCACGCTTCAAATCCGGGCGCCAGGCAAGACAAGACTCTTGCGGATCGCAGAAGATGTCAATCAGACATTCGGCGGCAGTAACAACGCGCTGCCAGTTGCTGCATCCGCATAATCTCATTCTGCGTTTAATAAACTCGTATAAGACAAGACGGTTGTCCACTTCATCCTCATCACAGTATTCTTCCTCGGCTATTTCTTTACGGATGGCAAGAAGTTCCAGTTTATCCTCGTTGTCATCATCCCACTCTGTCCAGCTTTCCTCATTACTCCACCTATTATTGAAGAGTTCCTCCATCGGAGAAAGCAGATTGTATACTTTCTCAAAGTCATTCTTGGATGCTTTTGCTATTGTTATTTGATGTGTTGCCATATTATTTTTATTCTTGATTTGAATCGGTAGATAGAAGTAAGACGATAGCTGCAATGGCAAAAGTCATTCCTAAGATGGCATACGTATATGACTTAGATGATTTGGATTCTAAGGCAAAATGAAAGTTCAAAGCAAAAAGGATGACATTTAAAACCACAAATATTATATCGAAATAGATTCTCATATTACTTTATTTACTGGTTACTACTAATTTTTTATTCAGTTTTTTTATTAGTTGTCTTATTACCCATGCGCGACATACATTACGTTGTCCGGGGTGATTGTCATACATTCTTGCAGCGTCATCAAGATATTTGATAATTTTCTGCATATCTGTTTTGCATACTTCCATTATCCTGATGCTGTTAAGAATGATTTGACCAATTCATTGAAATACATTTCATCGGTCGGAATATCATCGTCAGAGTTCATAATCTCGGATGCGATGGATTTCTTACGGTGAATAAGAGAGTATATCGTATGGTCGATTGTACCACGACCAAGCAGATAATAACAGGTTACATTGTCCTTTTGCCCTATACGGTGTGCACGGTCTTCACATTGACAGCAATCTGCATATGTCCATGCAAGTTCAATGAAGGCTACATTTGAGGAAGCTGTGAGTGTGAGACCAACGCCGGCTGCTTTAATGGAACAGATGATGAGCTGCACATTTGGGTTGTTTTGGAAAGCATCCACAGAAGCCTGTTTGTTTATTGCGCTATCGCGCCCTGTAACCGTGACGGCTTTCGGAAATACCCTTTGTAGTTCATCCACAATCTCATGAAGCGAGCAGAACACAATCAGTTTTTTGCCACTGTCAAGGAATGTCTTGATAAAGTCTACAGCTTGTGCTATTTTACCTTTGGTGGCCAAGGAACGAAGCGTCATGAATCTCACAAGTGCTTCCATACGCATCTTGCGGCGTATTTCCCAATCTGTACATTCTGTATATTCCTGTAGGTATGTAGCGAGATCGGAAGCTGCAAGATTATATTCGGCACTGTTGGATATATCGACATATAGGTCTACTCGTGTTTTATCAGGTAGCTGGGGAAGTACCTTTGCTTTTTCACGGCGTATCATGCAAGTATCATAGAGTTGCCGAGATAGTTCGGAAAGTGGTACAGCCGGTTCTGCATCCTTGTCTTTTGGGTCAGTGCAATAGTCAGCTATGAATTTTCCGCGACCGCCAAAGTCGTTTAATCTGTTCATGATAGAAAGTTGTGCTATCAAATCCTCCGGACGGTTGACAACGGGGGTACCTGACAGGAGTATTATCCATTCCTTGCCAACAGACAAACCTTTGGTAAAGATTGTTTGCTGTGCAGACGGGTCTTTCACACGATGGCTTTCGTCGATGATGATTGACTTGAACATTTGTATTTGAGGACAGAATACAACATCTTTAAGACGGAACAGCTTACTTTCCGCTTTGATGTCCCAAACAAAATATTTGCGCAAACTTTCGTAATTTACCACTGCTACCTGATGCACTCCCATAGATAACAAGTAATTCCATGTCGTACGTACAGCATTGTCAAGAACGACCGCTGATTTATCCGTGAATTTCTCGAACTCGCGTTGCCAGTTGATTTTGAGCGAGGACGGGCAGATAACAAGACAAGGATATGCATTGGCTGTATCAACAATGCCGATACTTTGCAATGTCTTTCCTAATCCCGGTTCGTCACCGATAATAAGACGGCGGTGTTCCAGTCCATAAACTATACCTTCACGTTGGTAGTCGTATGGTTCAACGCGCAGATGATGTTTGAGTCTGTTCATTGTATTTCCATCCATTAAGTTCATAAACACGTTTCTTTGCTTTCTCACGGTCGTAGAAGATTGGCTCGTTAAGTACCGGAGAGGCTGACTGAAAATTATCTGTTACCTCTGTATAGCGGTATATACGGAATCCTCGTCCGTGTGGAGAGTAATGATATTGTCCTACCTGTGGTTTCATTTGAATTCTTCTATTTCTGTGATTAAATCATCTTTGTCAATTCCTTTGATGTACTTATTGAGAACAAGGTCAATGCATTGGTTATAGAACCTCTCAAATTCGTGTTGTTCCATGGCGGCAAACGATATACTGAGATACTCTATTTCATGTTCACCATATTCGTTGAGAGTGTTAGTGAAGTAGCCAAGGTCACGTTTGAATCTGCGAAGCATATCCTGTTCATTATGTATATGCCATTTTTCGACTAATGGTAGGGGCAAATTGTCGAAAGTAAGGCGTACCAAAGCGAAAAACTTCTTGTGGTGCTCATAATTGCGGGGATTGCTAACCTTACACTTGACTACATTACCAATCTTCAAGTGTTTCTTTAGTTCGAGGTCTGTATTATACAGAGGAACTAATCCATATTGAGTTACTTTGCAATATATATCCATTGTTAATTGTCTTGTGGAGTTAAACACCAGTACTGGAAAGCCAATTCTTCATATTTCTCGCGTCCACGGTTGTAGACCTTATCATCCCGATTGATGAACTTCTTGAATACTTTGCAGTTCTTTTTGCTGATAGCATAAATGAAATCACGGTTGGAACCTGCAATGTCCATATACCAAGCACGACTCCTGTCCCAATCGAAGAAGTCAATCGCTTCTTCAAACTGTTGCTGTGTTGAGGCAAATGTGGTTTTAAGATCACCGCCGAAAAGACCGAGCCACCAATCCCACTTACATCGTGTATCAAGTGAAAAGGGGAAACCACAATAAGTAAATTGTTGTTGTGTGTTTACCATGAAACGCTGTGTTTCGGCATAACCAAGCACTTTAAAAAGGAACTCATCGCGGCGTGCTTCCATGCGAAGTGCCTTCTGCATTTCTTGTGCATGTCGGAACTCATCTTCGGTATATTGTTCATCATCTACTGTTAGGCGGTAGTAGTCTACTCGTGCTGGTTCGGTAATAATTGCATCTACCAGCGAGCCGAAACGAAATGCAGCTTCTTTATCACCGAATTGCATCCGAGGATGGAGAATGTTTTTTAGTTCAGTGAGGTCAGAGTTACTAACCTCACTACGATTGTAATATGTATCGGGATTGTGACTCATGGTTACTTTGCTTTCACATCGTCAATATATTGTACACTCTCATTTTCAATATAGACACTATCCTTGCTAGCCAGTTTTTCACAGAACGTAATTTGTTTCTTGAATAACTTACTCAACTCTTCAACCGAAAGTGTGCACCCTTCTTTACTCCACCACATTGAGAGTATTGGCATGATACCTTCAGGGTTAAGTAACTCTATCTTTTGAGTGACTTTTACTTTGGGCTGATAATTCTGCATAGAAGCCTGTTCAGAAAATAATCCGTTCATTTCAGCTTGCTGGCGTGCCATTTCCGCCTTTTGCTTTTCTTCCTCTTCTTTGCGTTTGCGTTCTGCCTCTCGCTCTTCGGCTTCCTTGCGTTGGCGTTCTTCCATTTCAGCTTTGACACGTGCAGCTTCGGCCGCATCAGCTTGTGCCATGCGTTCGAGGTTTGCTTTCTTTGAGGGCAGACGGTCAAGAATGAAATCCTTGTTGTCTTGGATTTCTGCAGTGTATTGTTCGGTAAATTGCTTACCAAGGCGTTCCTTTGTGTCAGTTTCAAATTGTCGAAGCTCGTCTACCGAAATATTGGCAGGTATACGGATGAGAGTATGAAGATTATGTAACCAGTCAGCAGGAAGAGAAACCGAAAAGTTCTTTACCTCACTGTACACTGTGTTATAGTTCTCGAGCGTAACACTGTTATCCTTTGTAGTGAGCCAATTGATGGATTGATTGAGATATGTTTGGAATTGTGCCTTAAAATCCCCTTCAATGTCTTGTCTCAATTTTATACGGGCTTGTTCCGCTTGTTGACGTTTGTACTCTTCCTGACGGCGTTTTTCTTCTTCGGCACGTTTCTTTGCTGCATATTGGTTACGGTATTGTTGGAGTTTATAGGGGATAGTATCAACTTTGGTTGGGTCAATAGCATTCTCTATTACCGTAAACTCTCGACGGATGTCATCAAAAAGTTTTGTGACAGGCGAACGTTTCTCGTTCATTTTCCTGACTGTTTTACGTGCTTTTTCAATGAAAAGAGCTGCTTCTTTGTCAATTTCGTCCGTCATCCCACCATTAGCTGTAATAGTATTGAGTATGGATTGTCCGGCACTGATACATCTTTCACATGACAGTTTATTGTCATTATATGATTGTGGAGCAGCAGACACTATGGTTTGTATATTTTCCTGCTTGATGATTGCTAATTCTGAAGACATATGTACAATGTATTAAGGTTAGAAAGTATCATCGTTATCTCCTTGACTTGCTGGGTCAATAGTTACCCCTGCCGACATGTCAGGTTGAGGCGCGAAATGCTGCTCTTCTTGCTTTTCCTGTGGTTCGGGTTGTGTGGTATCGATTCCACTGTAAGGATCGAAACCTCCTTGCGGGGTTTCAATGATGTCGGATTCCATGACGGAACCTTTACCGATATTGATTTTAGGATAAGTCTTGAAAGCGTGTTTGATGCATTTGGCAATGAGGAAGCCGGTATCAATCTGCCCATTGATATTGTAGAGTGCATTGCTTTTCACTACAGTTTCTCCGGTGCGGCGGTCTTTATAGGAATTTTGTTTCTCTGAATAACCTTGTAACCGTTTCCAGTCGGTTTCTGTCATAACAGAATAGTCAATTGACCCATCTGCACGTGTGATTTTGACAAAGCAAGCAACAATACGGTCGCTTTTGCGAGGAAATGCAGACATATAATTGACAATCTTCACTCCGTTCTTCTCTCCATATTCAAAACTATCTCCGTCATAGACGATAACTGGATTGTCGGCATGGCGTATTTGTCCAACTTTTGCACGCAGTGCCAGCTCTCCATATCCGGAGATAGCGAGGCTGCATACTTTCTCCCAAACTTCTTTGCCGTTTGAATCAACTCCTACTTTGCAGTTACGGGTAAGAAGATAACACAGTGCTTGCGCACCAGGAGCCAATGTGATACCTTTGACAGCAAGGTCAATAAACGCATAGAAGATAGATGTTCCGGAGCATAAGCGCAACTCATCTTTGTCGCGTAACTGCTGGTTGAAGTAAATAGCTTCACGTTCATAGACGTTTTCTCCTCCTTCTTTCCAAATGGAATTATACACGCTGATAAACTGGCTACGTACACGTTCATTGCGTATTACGTCAATTGCTTTCATTTGTTGCAATTCTTTGGCCAATGAAATAGCATTGCTCATAATTAATAATTTAAAAGGTTTATAATACAGTTTGCTTTTGTGACCCGAAGCAGATTTGAACTACTACTTTCAGTTGATGTGCTACCATTACACTATCAGGTCTGATTGTCACTTGAAATAATCTTGTTTCTTCTGTTGAAGAGCGCGTAACTCTACTGTGCGATATTCAACTTTGCCCGGACGCTTACAGGGATTTATTTTACCCTGTTTGCGCCATCTATCCACATTACCGCGACCGAACATTGCGTATGCTTGTCGCTGACTAACCATTTCGGGGTCGTTGCGTGTGTCAGCAAGCATTCGAACCACTGATGTAGCAACATCGTGGATGAATGTGTCATAAGTGACAGATTTATCTGTGAAATCAAGTGTGAACATAGAGTGTTACTTTCTTTTATTATTGTGACAATGCATCGTAATATTGTTTATTGGCCATATATTCATCGGCTATTTGGCGGTCGGTGCATCCATTACCGAGTTTCAGATATATAGCCTCGTATGCCTCTTGTGGCATAGCATAAACTATTTGTTCTGTACGATCAGTGGTACCTGCTATACCAAGTAAGCAGAAGAACATAATGAAGCCTGCTACAAAAACGACGATTTGTTTAGTGACTCTGTTGAAATTCATATGATATCATTTTAATCGGGTTACTGTTATGGTGCGTTTTTCGCGATCAGTCTCTGTTTGATACTTGCGGTCGAGAATTAACCCGAGGTCAGACGCCTGGGCACGCACACTCTTGGTTTTCGCTATGGGGAAAGTAATCTCTCCGCCTACTTTCAAATCCGTTAAAGCTGGACGTACTTTTACTTGATTTTCTGCCATTTTCTTTGAGGTTTATGGTTTATTGTTTAACTTTATGCTGCAAAGATAATCAATCTACTTGATTATAAGAGTAAATATACTGATTTAACAAGTGAATTAACTATTATTAAAACATGGAGACCATAAACGACAGGCTGCAATGGATTGTCAATGAAAAATTTGATGGTAATAAAGCTGCTTTTGCAAAAGCCATTGGAATCGTGCCAACAAGTATATCTAATTATTTAGGAAAGCAAAGAGCGTCTAAACCTTCCGTTGATATGATTGCTAAAATCGTCAATGTACTTAATGTGGACGCTCGTTGGCTTCTCACAGGGGAAGAGACAGCAAAAGTTGAGCAAGTTTTAACTCATGGTGATTTCTCACCGGCTTCAATCCATGGGGATGCGGTGAATGGCAACATGGATATTGCTGTTTTGCAAGAAAAAGTGAAACATTTAGAGGAACTTCTTGCAGAAAAAGAAAGATTGATAAGTGTTTTGATGGAACGGAAATGA